GCGACAGCTAAGTCCGCATTCCCCCCCTACTAATATCAACCAGATGTTAAGTCCAGTTGAAGTTAATAGATTTGAATGTGGTCTCTTTCTTATAAAGAGAAAATACCCTCCGTCCGTCATTACGACAAATGGCAGGGAATAATAACAATGGCTTACCCTAAAGTAAATTAGGATATGCTTCAAGTTCCTTGATTGTTGAATCAAATACTTTAGCCATTTTAAAGGATGCATACATTAATAACTCCTTATTAGGCAAGTGAAAAATCTCGTCAGACACCGGCAATGCCAGTGCTTTGAGCGTGAATTTCCAATCACCTTTTAAAAGAGTATCAATGTCATACAACTCTTTATATAGCTTTAAATATAGTTCTTCAATCAGTCCTTGAACGCCTAGAACTGGAAGGGAATCAATAAGCTGCTGTTTTGTTTCCTCAGGTTCCTCCAATCCAGTGATAAAGGTAACCAGGTCTATAGCCGTTTGGCCAAGGACCTTGCCACCTTTATTGTCATAGCTGTCCAGGAACATTAACATTACAACCCTTTTTAGAATGTTTTCGGCTTTTACGCCAAAATCATCTAATTTAGTGATGTAACTTAATGTTGGATTTGATTCTAGCATCGGCCGCAAGGCCTGTGCCGAAGTAATCTTACCCTGGATTGCTAAGTTAAACTGGATAATGGGTAATGATCTTTCCATGCTCTTCTTCTTAAAGGAAGAGGAGACAGGAATAATTTTTACCCACTCGGAGAAAACCGAAAGGGGCTCCATTTTCTGGAACCAACCCTTGCGTCCTTCTTCAAATATCGTGTTCAAAGTTAACAGTGGTTTCCTCTTGTTCACGTACAAAGCGTTTAATGGAAAAGGTGTTACTTCTTTTCCTCTAACTATAAACCTTTTTGCGAATTCTAAAACTCCATTGTTATTAATGTGACTCTTCTCTTTCGAGTAAGAGATCCCATAAATTCCAAGAAGTTCTAGATATTTGTTATTAAGACTTTCATCTTGAATAACTAAATCATCGCCTAAAAGTGTATAAGTAGAAGATTTGAAATCAATACCTAATTCATCACATGCTAAGTATATGAGAAAGTGGTGAGCTAATGCTGTAGAATTCCATGATGAATAGGCCCCCATTGGGTTTCCGACACTGTAATAGATATCATCTCTTACATTTCGAAGACTAAATGGGTATCCTATCATTATGTCCTTCCATGCATTAGCATACTGTACTCCGAAACGAACTCTTAGTAAGGCATGGTTAAAAACGATTGGAAATCTGTCTGTAAAGGCCGAAAGGTCTGTACTAGCAGAAAACCCATGAGTTCTTAACTTTTCAGCAAAGGAACCTTGGTTAAAAGTACAATCTTGAGGAATTCCCTTCAGAATGCTAAATAGATAATTATGCAATGGTCGTAAGACCGTTTGCGAAAAATAATCAAAAATAGCAACTGTTCGGGTCTTCCCCTCCTGATCAGGCAAACCAGTGATCTTTCTAACATACTTTGTCTCTAAAAGATTGGGAACCCTAAGAGATCTAATTAAATGCTTAAGCTTGCGCTTATTCATTCTTTTAGACTCTTTGAGTTTCTCAATCTGAGCATTTCGTTTAGAAAGAAAATCTGATTCGATCTGATCAAAGATTGGTTGTACCTTGTCAAGGCAGGAGCTTAATACCTTAAATGCAGTTTTTATTTTGGGCCCTCCAAGTATGCCCAAACTCTCCTTGAGAGAGTCTGGTAATACCTTGAAGTCATCAATTGATCTCCACAAAGCATGGCCGTTAGGCCCTGCCTTGGTTGTCAAATGATATTGCTTAAAATAAAGCGCATTAAACGGCTTAACTTCCCACCTTTCTCTCCCTAAAACGAGTCGCCAAAAAGCTCTAGCTTTTCTATTGATATAGGCCACGAAAGTGTCTGAGGATAAATCCTTAGTACCTTTGTACGCCTCCTCGATAGTTGAAAGTTGAACTTTCGGCTTAATATTCAATGATCTTGTTGAATAAAAGATTGTCAGAATGAGTCGGATGTAATCCAAATCAGTATGATTATCTTGTAACTCAACAAGTAATTGTTTATAAGTCCTCGGGATGTCGGTAGAAGCTAAATTCTCAATTAGTCCTATACCTTTGAACTCATCTGCAAGGATTCTGAAGATAAAGAGTCGCATTGTTTTTGCAATGCGAATTCCCTCTTCTTTACCCCTTGTCTGAATGAGATTCTCTAGTGTATTAGCTAATTTACCAAGAGTAATCCATTGTTCGCCAGATACGAACTTCTGTTCGCATCGAGCAAGCCATCTTAAAGAATCCAAGATAAAACTTGGTTCCATCGATTGTATCTTGCCTTTTTTCGGCGAACTTACTTTGCCCGATGTGTTGAAATTCTCTGTATTGGTCTTACGACTCATACAAGGAATTGAATTTATTGTCCACTAGAGCTCTTGTGAGCCCTAATGTATATAGATTCCTCAATTACACCTCGATTATAGAAGTTTGCGCTGACTAATTCATCACCAGATTTATTCTGGACATCAATTAGAGGCTTGTGAATGTCTTTGAGTTCTATTTTATGGATTTTAAGAAATTCAGAGGTAAAATCTTTCGATTTTACATCCAAGTTCTTTTGATCCTTAATAGACTTAAGAGCTTTCGCTTGCTTCTTCTTGAGATTTCGTCTTTTACGACGATCTGATAAAAGTTTAGCATAAAAATCTTTAATCCCTGGAAATTGTTTTTCAACATCATCCAAGCTGGTAATATCCCGTAATACATTGTTTAGGAATGAGATCTTGCGATCACGTTCCTCCACAGTATTCGGAGAAGTTGATTCAATCTGACGTTTTTCAACGTCAGAAGGTTTCGACTCTACCGTTAAAGTAGAGATAACATCTTTGTTTACCATAGTTTTATGTAGGTTCTTTAGATGGTGTGGTCTTTGACCAGCCGTCTTGAAAGAGACGGTAAACTCTCTGCGGTTTCCCACAGTTAATTTACCTCAACTCCCTTGACCGGGACAGGTAAAAGTTTGTAAACTTGGTACAGTCGTAAGACCATACCAGTACACGCCTCCAGAAGGCGCAGGGCCCACTTCCAGCTTTATAAAGTGGAAACCGGTCGTTAGACCGGGCTTATGCGCTTGCCAGCGC